TTCGCCTGGCTCGACGAGCTGCGCACGCACACCACCCCGGACGCCTGGAACGCGGTCACCCCGACCACCAACGTGCGGATCTGCAGCCAGGTGCTGGCCACCTCCAACGCCGGGGAGAACAGCTCCATCAAGCTCAAGGAGCTGCGCAGCGCCGCGGTCCGCAAGATCACCGTCGGCGACACCGCTGACACGCAGACCGGGTTCTTCGAGTGGAGCGTGCCCGACGACGTCGACCCGCGCGACGACCGCTACTGGTATCTGGCCAACCCGGCGCTGGGGCTGCTCAACGAGTTCTGCCTGGACGACCTGCGGGCGCACTTCGAGAACATGGAAGCCGACGACATGCCGGGCTTCCGCACGGAGTATCTCTGTCAATGGGTCGACTCGCTGCAGCCCGGCATCCTGCCTGCCCAGGCGTGGCAGGACACCGTCGACAAGGAGTCCAAGCGCGCGCCGGACGCCCCGGTGTACGCGTGCATCGACTACAACTACCACCGCACCCGCGCCTACGTCGGGGTCGCCGCGCGACGTGACGACGGCAAGATCCACATCGAGGTCGTCAAGACCCCGGCCAAGGGCACCGGCTGGCTGGCCGAATGGCTGAAGGCCCGCAAGGGCAAGTTCGCCGGCGTCTGCCTGCAGAAGACCAACGCGCCGGTGTCCGGGCTGGCCGACGATCTGCGCGCCCAGGGCCTCACCATCACCGACTGGGGCGCGCCGCTGTCCCAGCTCGCGGGCGCCGCCGGCGACTTCTACGACGGCATCGTGGACGGCGCCATCAGGCACCGCCCCGCCCCCGTGCTGGACCGGGCCGCGGCGTCGACCCCGGCCCGGCGCATCGGCGACGCCTGGTTCTTCGACCGGCGCACCTCCCCGGTGGACTCCTCGCCGATCCTCGCGTGCTGCGGCGCGGTGTGGCTGCTGAACAACCCGCCGCCCGCGGTGGGCGATCCCACCGTGTGGGAGTGGCCCGACGACGACACCCTCAACGAATGGCGGAAGGAATCCGATGAGCGATCCAACGAATAACGTCGTGCAGATCGGCGGGGGCGGGCTGCTCTACGAGGACGCCCGCGAGGCCGCCCGCGAGGCCGGACGCGAGGCCGCCCTGGCGGCCGAGTTCCCCGCCGCGGCCGAGGAGACAGCGCCCGACCCGCCGCCGTGGGCCGACGAGCCGCAGCCGCAGGAGGTACAGAATCCGCCGCCGATGAAGGTCGGCAAGATCGAGGCACCGAAGGAACCCGAACCGCCGTTCGACTGGCGCGAGGCGATCTCCACCGGCCTCGAGCTCGCCGGGATCGCGCTGCTGATCACCACCGGATTTTTGATCACGGTGTGGCTGGGCACCCTGATTGCCGGTCTGTGTCTGGTCCTGCTCGGCGTGGCGACCAGCAACAACTACCGCGGCTAGGGGAAACTGCGGCCGTGAGCGTACTCGCCCGACTCATCACCGGCGGCCGCGTCGGCGTCACCCCTGCCGGCATGGAGCAGCGCACGCTGACCAGCTCGGCGTTCGTCCCGCCCCCGCAAGTCGGGGTGCTGGACGACTACCTCGGGGTGCATAGGGCGATGGCGTGCATGACCGTGCTGGCGTGTGTGCGGGTACTGGCCGACACCATCGCGAGCCTGCCGTGGAAGGCCTACCGGCGCGACGCCAAGGGCGTGCCGAAGGAGATCAAGCCGCAGCCGGCGATCCTGCGGGCCCCGTTCCCCGGCTTCGACCTGTACTCGTGGAAGTGGATGGTGATCGCGTCGATGGCGTTGCGCGGCAACAGCTATCACCTGATCACCAGCCGCGACAAGTTGGGCTACCCGACCTCGCTGCTGCCGCTGCATCCCGACGTGGTGTTTCTGGAGCGCCGCCCCGACCTGCTGCTGTGGTTCGACCCGATCTATCGGGTGATGGGCGAACAGGTGCCCACCAAGGACCTGATCCACATCCGCCGCTTCACCATGCCGGGCGAGCCGTGGGGGCTGAGCCCGGTGAAGCAGGCCGCGGTCGCGATCGGAATGTCTTTGGGCGCAGAGGAATACGGCTACCGCTACTTCAAGGAGTCGGCCAACCCGTCCGGCATTCTCTACACCGAGCAGGACCTCGACGAGAAGGCCGTCGCCCGCCAGCAGAAGAACTGGATCGCCTCCCACGGCGGCCGGCACCTGCCGGCGGTGCTGACCAACGGGTTCAAATGGGAGGGCATCGGCATCGCGCCCGAAGAATCCCAGTTCCTGGCCACCCGCCAGTTCCAGCGTTCTGAGATCTGTCTTATGTACGGTGTGCCCCCTATCCTCATCGGAGACACGAAAGAAACGACAGCATGGGGAACCGGTGTCGAGCAAATCACTTTGGGCGCAATCACTTTCACGTTCCGCGCCTGGACGTCCTGCGTGGAGTCGATCATATCGGCGTGCCTGCCGGGAGGACAGTACGTGCAGTTCGACTACGACGCGCTGCTGCGCGGCGACATCGAGGGCCGCTACGCCGCCTACGCCAAGGCGCTGGGCGGGCAGACCACGAACGCGTTCGTGACCGCCAACGAGGTCCGCGCGCGCGAGGAGATGGACCCGATTGAGGGCGGCGACGTGCTCTACATCTCCAACCGGATGATGCCCGCGGGCACGCCGCCGGCGGTGAACAACCCGCCCGTGCTGCCCGCCCCGGGAGGCGGCGCGGGCAGCACCTTCCCGATGCCGCCGATCGCCGGCGGCGAAAGCGGCAACGACGAGGACGACGAAGGCGATGGCGACGAACCCCGCCCGCGCAACGGCGCGCCTCGCGACGGGCGCGGTTTCCTGATGAGAACCTAACCAGCACATGGAGGTAGCACGATGACGACCACCCTGGAAGAACGGCGCACCCGGGAGAAGATCCTCGACGTGCGCGAGACCCGGCGCATGGCGCCGCTGGAGATGCGGACCGACCGCGCGTCCGGGCACATCATCCTGGAGGGCTACGCGTCGACCTTCCACGAGTACGACGTGGCCGGCGGGGTGCGCGGCGGCGGCTGGGTGGAGCGCCTCGACAAGCGCGCCTTCGACGTCACCCTGGCCGGCAATCCCGACGTGATGCTGCTGATCAACCACACCGACATGCCGCTGGCGCGCACCAAGAGCGGCACCCTTTCCCTGCGCGCCGACGAGCACGGCCTGCTGGTGCGCGCCGACCTGGACCCCTCGGACCCCGACGTGCAGCGGCTGATGCCGAAGATGAAGCGCGGCGACATGGACGAGATGAGCTTCGCGTTCCACGTCCGCGCGCACGACTGGTCGAGCGATTACACACACCGTGTCATCACCGAGGTCGACCTGCGTAAAGGCGACGTCAGCGTGGTGAACTACGGCGCCAACCCGAACACCGCGGCGCGGCTGACCGAGGCCGTCGGCACGCTGGCGTCGCTGTCCAACAAGGAGCTGATGGAGGTCCGCGGCCTGCTGGATTCCCACAAGGCCTCCCGCGCGATGCAGGTGCTCTACGCCGCCACCACGCCCGCCAAGCGCGCGTCGACCCCGAAGAAGTACGCCGACGTGTCCAACTTCGCCGATCCCGGCTACCTCGACAGCGCGGGCAAGCCGGCCAAGGAGGGCAACGGGGTGAAGCGCTACCCGCTCAACTCGGCCGCGCGGGTGCGCAATGCGCTGGCCCGGTTCGCGCAGAACAAGGGCCGGTACAGCTCGGCGCAGCAGTCGGCGATCATGAGCAAGATCAAGGCCGCGGCCGCGAAGTTCGGCATCGAGGTGGGCGACCAGAAGGCGCTGTTCCGGGCGTTCAGCACGCCGTATGCCTGGGACCCGTTCGGCGAGAACGCCCCGATCGACCCGCACAACAACCAGTACGTCAAGGGCTTCGCCGCCGACTACGACGAGACGCTGGGCGGCCGACCCGACGTGACACCCGGCGCGGACCTGCCCGGGGTGCCGGTCAAGGGCGGTTACGACGCGCACAAGGAGCCCTACGGGCCCAAGCAGATGTACGCGCTGTGGCTGCTCGCCAACGACGAAATCTGCCCCGGCGGCGGGATGTGCCCCGGCGACAGCTGTCCCGACCACGGAACCGAGGAGAACGCAATGGATGGCATCGACGCGACGCATGGACCGATCACCATCGACGACCGCGCCTTCGGCGGCAAGCAGGCCAAGCCGTTCAAGAAGGGCGGCGGCCGCGAGGGCGACGACGACGGTGATGACGACAGTGACAGCGACGAGCGGCGCGACGACGCCGAGTCCGACGATGGCGAGCCCGACGACCACGACCACGACGAGTCCGAGCCGGACAACGACGCCGACGACCAGATCGACCTGCGGCTGGCCGCGGCGCTGGAGAAGACGATCATCACCTGCTACCAGATGGCCGAGGTGATCGGCGACAAGGACATCCGCAACATGCTGGCCCGGGCGCGCCGCCAGGTCCGCGACCTGCAGAACATCCCGGCCAAGGACATCGACATCGACATCAAGCTGGGCGAGCTGCGCGCCGAGTTCGGCGACCCCGAGACGATCACCGTGTCGGAGGGGCTGCGCGCCATCGCCAAGTCCGGGTTCGCCGACACCATGCGATCCAAGGCGTCATGATCGACGACGCCACCCGGGAGCAGATCATCGCCGAGGCCCGCGCGGAGAAGGGCGGCTACCTGCGCGGCAAAGGCTGGACCGAGGAGCAGATCGTCGCCTACCTCGCCGGGGTGAGATGGACCGGCTGGCGCCCGCGGATGGACTTCTACGGACGCGCTTACGCCGCTTAGGTGTCCGCACGCGGACACACCGCGTGTCGCGCCGCTGACCACGGAAAATCTCCGCATACCATCCTGGTCAGGCCGCGTGCCCGGTTGGCCGCCGGGTTCGGGCCAGTAGCTCCCGCGATGCGGCGACGAACCCAACATCGCAGCGGACCGGTGACGAGCTATCCGCCCAGTTCGAGCCACGTCCTCACCCGTCTACGCCCAAAATGGGCCGCACTCAAGGGAACTCGACATGACAATCATCGACGACGACCAGCAGGAGCGCCGCGACCTGATGGTATCGCCAGCGGGCGGGCTCGAGGACTTCCTCGACCAGCTGCTACGGCGGCGCGAATCCACCGCGGAGAAGCGCTCCCGCTCACAGCAGAAAGCCGAAGCCGTGCTGCTGCTGGCCCGCGAGCAGGGCCGCGAGAAGCTGGAGCCCGAGGAGGACTCCGAGTACCGCAAGTACATGAAGGACATGAAGTCCGAGGGCGCCGAAGTCATCGGCCTCGACGAGCGCATCGAGGAGATCCGCTCCGAGGTGGAGCGCTCCGGTCAGATCGCGAAGAACCTGGCCGGTATCCGCAAGGCCAAGTTCGCCACCACCCAGGTCAAGGAGCAACTGACCTACCAGAAGGGTGACCGGCGCTCCAGCTACGTCACCGACCTGGTCAAGTACTCGTGCAACCTCGACGGCGACGGCGAAAGCCGCGGCCGGCTGATGCGTCACGCGCAGGACGTCGCCACCGACGACTCCTTCAAGGAGTACCGCGACATCAGTCGGGTCGACGGTCAGGGTGGTTATGCCGTGCCCCCCGCCTGGCTAATGGACCAGTACATCGAATTGGCCCGTCCCGGTAGGGCTTTCGCCAACCTCGTGCAGCGCCAGGCGTTGCCCGGCGGTACGGACAGCATCAACATTCCAAAGTTGTTGACTGGTACCACAACTGGCGTACAGACCGCGGACAACCAGCCGGTATCCAAGACCGACCTGACCGACACCTTCATCAACGCACCAGTGCGGACAATCGCTGGCGCGCAAGGGGTTTCGATCCAGTTGATCGACCAGAGCCCGATCGCCTTCGATGACGTGGTGTTCCGCGACCTGGTGGCCGCGCACGCCGCGTCGACCGACACCCAGGTGCTCGCCGGTTCGGGCACCGCCGGTCAGGTGTTGGGCGTCAACAACACTCCGGGGATTCTCACGGTGGCCGCGACCGCCGTGACGATCGCGGGCGTGTACTCGGCGATCGCCAACGCCATCCAGCTGGTGCACACCCAGCGCTTCCTGCCGCCCGAGGTCATCGTCATGCACCCGGTGCGTTGGGGATGGTTCCTGAGCCTGCTGGACGGCCAGCAGCGTCCGCTGTTCCTGCCGGGCGCCAACAATCCGTTCAACGCGGCCGGCATTCTGCAGGACGTGGCAAGCCAGCAGGTGGTGGGACAGATGCACGGTCTGCCGGTCGTGACCGATCCGAACATCACCACCACCGCCGGTGGGTCGCCAGGCAATCA